GGTGATGAACGCATCGCCGGAACCGTCGGCAACGGATCCCCTGAAGGTCACGGTACCGTTCAGGTCGGTGCCAGGATCGTTGATGGTGATGTGCGGCGCTGTAACCTGGCGCCAATTTTGAGAAAATAAATCATCTAAATTGAGAAAAAACCGTGTTTTACCAGGGTTTTCAGTGGTTTTACGTGTCGATAGAATGCCGTGATTGCGCCAGATGGTGCAGGCTGTCCAGCATGATCTTCTCGACGGCCTGGTGACTTGCGGTGTCTGCGGAGTGGCCAATCCATGAGCCGAGCGAAGCCAGAAAGCGGCCGTCGCTGATCTTTCCATGGCGCCATGCGCGCGCCTTTTTGCGCATACGATCCAGGGACTGCTTCTTGATGAGCTTGTTCCTGCTCCATATTCGATAGCCGACGAACTCGATCCCCTCCGATGTCTTTCCGATCCTAGTCTTCGCGTTCAGCGTGAGAGCCAGGCGCGTCCGCAGAAGCTCCTCGATGTCGGCCAGAAGACTCCAAAGAAAGGTCTTGCTCTCGTGCAGGATGAGGAAATCGTCCATATAGCGAACATAGAACTTCACCCCGCGAACGTTCTTGATGTAGTGGTCAAGCTCGTGCAGGTAGACGTTGGCGAAAAGCTGGCTCATAAGGTTTCCAATTGGAAGCCCTGCCCCTGGCGTGCTGTTCAGAACCTCGTCTATAAGCCACATGAGGCCTTCATCCCCGATTCGCTTCGCGAGGATCGACCGGAGGATAGTTCGGTTAACCGAGGCGAAAAAGGACTTCACGTCCGCCTTCAGATAGTAGTAATTCCCTGGTTTGCCAAGGAAATAAGCCACGCGCCGGGCCGCTTGATGCGTGCCCTTGCCCAACCTGCAGGCGTAGGAATCATGGATCATGCGCCGCTCGAATATCGGCTCAATGACAGCGTTCAACGCGTGCTGGACGACGCGGTCGCGGAAGGGAAGCGCTACGATCTGCCTTTTCTTCGGCTCGTAGATCACGAAGGGGCGATAGGCGCCAACCTTGTACGTCTTCCATATCAGTTCGTTCTGTAGCGCGATGAGGTTTTCTTCAAGGGCATACGAGAACTGTAGGACCTCGCCACGGTAGCGCTTTTGCTTCCTGGCCTTGATGTACGCCTCATAGAGATTGCGGTAGTCGTATACCCGCTCGAACACGAGAAACACCCCCTTGATGAAAAAAGAGCGCCCAGCCCGCAGGCGGGGCGCCAACATAGTTCTGCCTTACGGCAAGGAGTAATGATCTGACAATCTGTCACTGCGACCGGCACCGTAATGCCATGTCGTCTGGTTTTAATCGATTCTCACAGGCCAGGCGCGACCCGATGTTCGTGTTCACGTTCCACGGGTAGTTGTTCACGTTGACGGCACGGGGACCCGCGTGGACGCCCTCATTCCAGTTCGCGCCAGCTTGCATCACACTCCTTTTAGTAGACCGCCTATGATGCGGCCCAGCTCATCCACCATCTTCGCAGCTGTTTCATAGCTTTGGTGGCTGAGATATTTCCTCCGGAGGCTGTGCCGGATCAGCCACCGCAGCATTTCCAGCTGAGTGTCGATCTCGTACAGCCCCGGAGCTTTTTGCCTCGACTTGTTCGTCCGGATGATCAGCTTAAGGATCTCGTAGCACGTGTTTTTGATCTGACTGCACAGAGCAAATTTCTCATGCTTCGGGAATCGGTCGATTATCGGGAACAGATATTCAGTAAAATCCTCGGCCTTTTGCCACAAGACAAATCCACGTGTACCAGACAAGACAGATCTCCAGATTACAGATTACAGATTGTCACAGGCCAGGCGCGACCCGATGAGCGCGCCCACGCTCCACGGGCAGTTGACCACGCCGACGGCACGGGGACCCGCGTGGACGCCCTCATTGCAGTGCGCGCCAGCGATATACGCGACCATGCCGACGTTGTTGGGGAGGTACGCCTGCCCCTTCCCGGAGCCGAGAACGTCCTGCCAGGCGAACGCCGTGGAGTCGTGCCGGTTGGACAGCTCGTCCAGCCACTCGTAGAGATTCCCGACCGCGTCGACGATGTTGAAGGCGCTGATGGCGGCGGGCTTGATCCCGGCGGCCGCGTCGTGCTCTCCGGTGGACGCGTTGACTCGGCATCCGGTGCGCGCGCGCGCGGAGTTGGTCGTCTTCGTCCACCCGTAGGTGTCGGCTCCGTCGAGGCCCTGCGGGTTGCCGTAGGCCGACTTGACCCATTCGCCGTAGGACAGGAGCCGCTTGTTCGAGCGGGTGGCCAGCTCGTTGAAGCCGTACCAGTTCAGGCCTTCCGAGCCGGAAACCGGGACCTGGCCGTACTTCGACTGCAAGCGGCCGGACGCGACGTGAAGTCCGTTCGTTCCGCCCTCCATGGTGATGGACTCGGCCGCGCTGGCCATGTAGATGTCCACCCAGATGTGGCCGACCTTGACCATACCCTCGGGGCTGCACTTGGGCCGGTTCACGAGATCCCACACGGAGTTCGGAACGATCCCGGTGGTCACGTTGTCCTTCCAGCCGACCGGTCCGGCGCCGAACCTGGTGCCCTCGGAGTCGATGGGAACCCACAGGCCATCGCTGCTGACCTTGCGGATGTAGCCGAAGTGGAAGCCGCCGATTTTGCGCGAGCTGACGGCGGTGTAGCCGGCTGGATACGTGGCGTTCTCGCTGATCAGCAAAACACCATCAAGCCCGTCGTCACAGACGTAGACATAGTAGTCCTTGCCGACCGCGAAAGCTCCGGCCGTATCCAGATGCTCTACGGTCAGTTCGATGCCGGCGGGGACCACGAACGGCTTCCACGTTCCGTTCTCCAGCGGGATCATGGTCCCGGCCGCGACGGTAAGAATGTCTTCCGCATACGCAAACGGGTTTTTCTTTGCCAGTATGGTCTGATCCGACGCTTTGATGTCGGCCAGCCTGGCAAGGGTGGCCGCGGATGCGTCGTCGATGGCGTCTTTTACTCTGTACAGCATGAGTTCTCCTTACAGCGCCCTGATCATGGTTTCGATTTCTGTCAGCAAGAGGCCCGACAGAACCAGCGGGGACGCGGGGTCCAGAACGTCTTCATAATCATCAGGCGTCTGTTCCTCCGGCGGTTTTGCGACACCCGGGCGCAACACCTTCATGGTGCCAGACGCCTTGAGGGCTTCAAGTCTTGCCTTGAGTGTTGGCCTGGCTTGCGGATGGTCCTGCGCGTACTGGTACGCGTTGAGCCAGTCGGCACGGGACTGCAGGTTCGATGGTATGCCTATCATGGCAACCTCCTTAAAAATAGATCGATGACGATGCTTTCCGGCGCTCCAAGATGAGCTGCTCCAAGCTGGTTGCTACCCAGTTTTGCGACCGGTACTCCCGGTTCCGGCAGGCCACCGTTGGGGGGAAAGCTGTACACTCTGGCGGCGAGCGACGCGGGTCCCGGCTCGAGCGCGATGTGGGCAAGATGGCGCGTGTTGCCGCCGCGCGGCTGGCACAGCGCACGGAACGTCCCGTCGGCGACGCCGAGCGAAGCCCACGACGCTGTTGTTACGGCCGCCGACAGCGTCAAGGACGCAGTGGATATTTCCTCGGCTATTGCCGCACGGGTAAGTTCTGACGCGTGAAGGCCGTCCAGTGTGTCGGCGTCAAAGCCACCGCCGTGCGCCTGCAGGATACCATGCACGGAGTTTTCAGCCGTTATGTTTTGCCCTTCATGATCCACAACACCCTGACCACATACGACAAAGTTTCCGTGCACTTCTGCGGGGGACAGCGGGCGCCCAAGTATGGTGCCCTTGCCGTCGCCGTAGTCTTGTGGCTTCTTGATGGCAGTAAAATCAAACATTGCTCGCGCTCCTTATTTCCATCGTCGGGCGTATACCGGCTGGCCGTCGGCGGCCCATTCCAGCTGCGTACCATCCGGCAATTTGCAGATCCATTTACTACCGTCCCACGACGAACGGACGAGGTTCTGGCTGACACCATCGGGATTTGCTATATCCAGAACAAACGGCTTGTCGGCATAGTCAAGCGCCGCCCATGGTATGCGGTTATTGTTGCTGGCAAAGACGGCCGTGGTGTCGATGGCTGTTGTGGTATCTACCATGATTTCATCAATCTTCATGCCGCGCAGATCGGGATTGATGACAATATCCATGACGGCAGCACCGAAAATGCCGGCCCACCCCGGGATGACAAGCAGATATCCGCCGACGACGACATACGCCGCGTTGGCAACCTGGCTGTGCCCCAGCGCTACGTGGACCCACCCCGACTCATCAATATCGACTGGCTGGCTGAAGTTGGTACCGTCGATGGCCCATGTTGCCTCGATGTTCGCAATGTCAGTTTCCGGACCGAAATAACCGCTGTCCGCATACGCCTTTGGCCGGTTGTACTGCGCCCAGAACGACGGAGCCAGAACGCGCCTTACACCAAGGTTTGTTGTCGCATTGCCGACGGCAACTATGTCATACGCTTCATCCAGGCCGGTCGTACGCACCCACAGGTCAACCCACCAGTGTCCGAGCAAATAGCTGCCAGCAGATTTTGACAGTGATACGCCACCAGCCAAAGCCCCTGCTTCGGTGCTGAACGGGCTTGTGGCGGCAATGGCAACGTCAGCCGTGTCGTACGATGGCGCGGCCCCTGACACTGCCCACCATGATGCCCCGGACTGGTCAAGGATATCTCCATCCAGATGGAAAATCCTTGCTCCCGCCGACGGAAAAGGTATGCCAATGTCTGTGCCGTTTGCGCGACGCCCCGTAGCCCCGGACATGCCGTTGTTTGTCAGCACCAGAGCGCCAGAGCTGTGCACAATCTGCGATTGCAGTCCGTCAAGCCCGATCCTGACTATGTTCTGCCAGATGCTTCCAACCAGACGCTGGAAAGACATTGACAATTCGTTGAACTGCGTGCGCTCGTTACCGTCTTCGTTTTCCGCGGCAAACCCCAGATCGGCATCGATGGTGAGTGAGTCACGAATTGCGGCCACTACAGCCTCAAACACGCCAGTCTGCAGCTTGCTGGCGGAAATGGACGCCTCCGCGATGGATGACCCGTCTGACGGTGCGGCCACGCCTTCGACCGCCTGGCACCACTCGCTTCTGACGCCAGCTCTGGTGCAACGCCTTGCGCGGTACCATAACTGGCGGGCGGAATACGTTGTCTCGCCACTGGCAGGGTCTACTGTTGCGACAAGGGGCACGTTGGCGTGCACGGTGAACAGCGACGGAGCAGCGGTCACGGCTCCGACGCCGCCCTTCCAGTCGCCTCCGTCCATCCGCAGGGCGTACCAGTCTGCAGCCGGATTGTCGGTGACCTGCAGCTCGTCGTGCGAGTAATTGGTCAGGTTTGACTGCCGGTCGATGGTAATGTATACAGCTTGCGGGCCGGGGCCTGTCTTGAGTGTCGGCACCGCAGGAGTAGTGGTGCCTCCTGAGACGTTGTAGCCGGTCTGGATCTGAGTGAAGGTTGGACATCGTTCAAGTTGAATTTCAGGGACGCTGCCGGAGCTGGCCGGCGCAACAAGGATTTGAGTCTCCATTGTCCCGACCGCAATACCGACATTCGGCAACCCGACCGCTTTGTAGGTAATGATTCCGGTTTCAAGATCTCGGCAAAGTTCGATGATGATTGCTATCGCACTGACGCCTGAGTAGGGGTCGGTAATGGAGGTGATCGAGCCTATGGGATACTGGATTTCAGAGCGGCAAGTGTAGCGCCAGGCGGCGGAGCGCAGGCGGCCCGCACGGGCCATGCAGAGCGCCTGAGCATGAGACTGGTCGTTGATGTACAGCGAGTCGTAGCGTTCAACGGATTTTGGATTTGGTGCGATCTCGGCGCGTTCCACGGTCTGCGCGCCGCGGTACACGACGTCGGCCAGGATGTTGCAGTAGAAGATCAACGCCGGTTCGGCGGCTGTGCACTGGTAGCCGATACGGGCGCGCTTGTTCTGGAATTCCGCGAACTCCAGCGCAATGCCCGCGTCGATCTTCTGTTCGACTGTATGGTTCTTCGTAAGCACGAGGCCAGTGAAGTCTGATTCCTTTATGACGCTGCCGCGCGCGTCGATTCGGCTGGCAAGCGCGACATCGTCATAGGTCCACCAGGTCTCCGCTGTGTTCGCTTCTTCGGGGTAGAGGTAACCGGGCTGGATAGGCCAGCCCGAGCGTCGGTTGTCGTCTCCGAAGGGCAGATCGGCCATGTAGACGAGCGCGCCTGATCTGTCTTTGAGCGCGGTCCACGAGACTTCAACAGCGTCGGTTTCTATCGCTAGCCGTTCGGCCCGCAGATCTCCGATGATGGTGTTTTCGTCAAGCGTAGCGGTCGGCGAAGGGGCCGTGAAGAGCCATCGAACGAGGACTACCCGGGAGTATTCGTCCATGCGCCATTCGTAGCCGTATTCTCCAAGTAGGGTGGACAGGTGGCTGCCCACGGTTCCGGATTCTATGGCAAAGCCGCGCAACGTCACGTTGATGCCATCGATGATGGCGGTTGAAGCACCGGACAAGGCGCAGAGGTAATGCACGAGGCTGCTCGCCGGGTTGGCCGGGTCGCACACGGTGAAGTTCTCAAGGGCAATGTTGTCGTCGCTGGTTATTTCTCGATCAAGGAGGCTGGACAGGTCTTCGGCTACGATCGGTATATCGTCGATATCCGGAGTGTCTGACAGGGCAGCCCCACGCGAGGTTATCGAGGCGCTCGGTGTGACGCGACCTGTAAAATCCCTGATGCCGTCCAGTGTGGCAATGACGCGAATCTCGACTGATGACGCGAGCAAGGCAGCCACGTGCGAGCTGTAGATAAGAACTATCGACCGTGAACTGATCGCGTGTCCGAAGTCTTCGCTCATAGCTCTATCGGTAGGCTCGTAAGTGCGCACGAGGTCCGAGACGTCCATGCTGGTGCCGTCGAAGATCATGGTAAGTACAAGGGTCGGGATGGTCATGCGACAACTCCCGCCGGAAAGGTGCCGCGTTTGCGCTTGGTCTGGATGCTGTCAAGGATACCGTTGACGAGGTCGTCTTTAGTCAACACAGAGCCATTGACGGTGAGCGCGATGTTGTAGATCTCTACAGATCCGCTTGCAGCACCGGCACCAATGGTGATTTCTCCGGATCTGACACCCTGGGCAAACGGTGCCGGTACAATCATCTCGCCTTTGTGCACCGTCGCTCTGGTATCGGCGGGTATAGTCACCGCCCCGGAGGCGAAGCCCGGAACACCGGCATCCCTGAGCACCTGGACCGAGACATTCAGCCCTTGCTTGAGTTGGTCGAGAATGGCATCAAGGGCATCAATCTGACGCTCCTCCGCAGATTGCAGCATGGCCAGGGAAACATCCTTGGCAACGTTTGCCGCAACGATGCGCTGGTCATATTCAGACTCGCTCATGGCGCCGAGCTCCAGCAGCTTCTGGAGACTCGCGACGTTCTTGCGGTAGGCATCCTCGATGTCCTTGCGGCGATCGGCGAAGACCTGGCGCACACGGTCCATCTCGTCGGAAACGGCTTGCGTCTTGCTGGCGATCTGCTTCTCGGCTTCGATTATCTGGTCGGTTGTCTTCAGGGTTTCAAGCAGCTTGATATTCACGAACGGTATTTTGTTGAGCGCCTTTATGACGCCGTTTATCATGTTGATGATCGCGTTGCCGATGGGGACGATGACCTTGTTGTTGAACCAGGCGAACGCGTTTCCGAGAAGACGTATCGGAATCATAGCGATCTGAATTACAGCCGACAGGACTCTCAGGTTGATCGCAATGAGGGTGATGAATGGAGCCAACGTCTGGGCGAGTACGCCGCCGATGTCCATAAGGATGTCCACGAGGGGCTGCAACGCATCGTTCGTCAGGGGTTCGAGGAGTGCCCGAGCTCCTTCCAGTATGGTGCTAAACGGGTTAAGAACCTTCTGGACGTTCTCGATTGACATGGCAAATTCGACGAGTGACTGGATGAGCATCATCATCGGATCGACCGCGGCGGCTCCACCGAATCCGAGCGTCTGTCCGACTTCCGTACCGGAAGCGGCTTTATCCGCGGCCAGGCCGGCATACGCGCCGTAGTCCTTGTTCTCGGCCGCGAGCCGGAGCGACTCCTCAAAGGCGCGCTTGTCCTCGGCTATGCTGGCGTCGGCGATCTGGCGGGCATAGTCCTGAGCAAGCGTGAGCTTCTGCTGCTCGGTTCCTTCAAAGAGGGTCAATGCCTGGTCACGCTCCAGGGCAAGGTCGTCCGCGCGCGTGGCGGTGAGCTTGGCGGCTGCGACCGCGGCGGCGTTGGTCTCGTTCCAGACAGCCTCCGCGGCAGCCCTCGCCTCGGCGATGCTTGTGGCTGCAATCTGTTTGTCGTATCCGGCCTGCACGCTTGCCCTCATAGCAGCATACCGGTCGGCGATCTCGGCCCGCGCTTCTTCTGTTGTGCTGGCGGTCGCGAGCCGCTTGGCTTCCAGTTGCGCGAGCGATGACAGGGCGGCGGCCTTCTCCGATTCCAGGTCGTCTACCCTGGTGGCGGAGAGCTTGACCATGCGCGCGGCTTCGTCAGCGGCCAGTGTATCGGCCACCTCACGGCGCCTGGCATCATAGTACGCGTTGATCTCGTCGATGACGGCCTTGTTCTTGACGCCGATGCCGTTGGCAGCCGCCTCGGCGAGTTTCTTGGCACGCTCGTAGTCGATCCCGGCGAAAGGATCCAGCGAGGAATCGGCGGCGGTCTTGGCCATGAAGTCGGCCCATGAAGCCTTGAATGCAGCGGCCTTTTTCTCCGCGTCAGCGATGGATGTCGCCGGCGCCGCGGCTGGGCGCGAGTCGAGTTCCTTGTCAAGCTCCTTGATTTTTGCCGCCGCCACCGTGAGGGCGTCCATTCCACTGGAGCGTTGCATGGACGCCAATATCGCTGCCCTCGCAGACCGTAGTTCCGCATCGCTCATTGAATCGATTGCCGCGGCATATTCCTTGGCTGCCTTGGCCGCCGTGCTCATGCTTCTGGCGGCCGCGACGGATGCCAGTGCCTGGCGGTCGGTTTCTTCGGCCGCTTTGGCTTGCCTGGATGCATAGATGACGGCTGCGGCCGTGGCGACGCCAACGGCAATGATGCCGGCGATGAGCAGCGGATTGGTCACGGCAAGCGATGCGTTGAGGCCCATCTGCGCGGCGTACTGCAGCCAGGTCTTGATGGTCAGCGCCGCCGTCTTGATTGCCATGGCGGCAAGATAGCCGGTGGCCATGACGACAGCACCAGCCAGCAGGCCCTTGAGAAGCGGGCTGTCGTTGATGGCGTTGGTGATGTCGGTGAAGAACCGGGTGCCCATCTTGAGCGCGGGAATAAGGCCGGACATGAACGCCGCGCCGAGCGCGTCCTGGGCTTCCTTGAGACCTATCTGTATGGCCTCAAGGGACTGCGAGCCGGTGACCATGCCCTGGTAATAGAGTCCGCCTTGGGATGTCAACTTTACGAGTGCCCGTTCGAAATCCTGTGCCGATACCTGACCCTTGGACACCATGTCCTGGACCTTGTCGCCGGTGACTCCGAACTGATCGGCAAGGGTAGACAGGATCGGGATGCCACGTTCGAGATAGATATTAAGGTTGCCCATATCAACCTTGCCCTTGACGGCAACCTTGGCGAACTCGTTGGCGAATGAGCTGAACTTCTCCGCGTTGCCCAGGGAGAGGTCGCCGAACATGGTCATCTTGTCCGTCAGGTCACCGACCTCGACATTCGCGCCCATGAGCACCTGGGCCGTGTTGGTGATGTTGTCGAGGTCGAACGGGGTCCAGACATTGAAGTCCTGGAGTTCACGGAAGACCGCCCGGCCGGCTTCGGCGGAACCAAGCAACACGCCGAAATTGGCCTCTTGTTTCTCCCATTGTTTGGCAGTCTCGAGCGATGCGTCTCCAATGGCGATGATCTTGCCAGCGACATCGGCGAGCACTTTGACCGCTGCTACCTGACCGAGTGCCGCCGTGAGGTCGCCAATCGATCCGGATGCCAGGCTCGACTGACCCGCGAGGCTTTTCGATTCTTCCCCGAGCTGGTCATACTGGGCCTTTAGCTTGCGGATTTCGTCAGATTGAGGCTCCAGCCCTTGCTCGAGGAGCTGCACCATTGCCGTCTTGAGCGATGCCTGCTGTTGGCGGAGCCCGCCCAATTCGTCACCGAAAAGGGAGGCCGCCTTGGCCGAGGTCTTGAGGTCCTGGCCGAGGCGGCCCATGATGGCTTTCATGTCGTTGGCTGGAGGGATGAATTTCCTGGCTTCAGCTGCGAGTCGCTTCAGCTCCTCGGACATGGTCCCGAGATCCGCGAGCGCCCGTTTTACCTCGAGCTGTATTTCCAGTCGTATCTGCTCCGAGGTCATCGCTCTTGTGCTCCCGTTCCCAGTCCTGTCTGGCTATCTTGAATGCCGCCATGACGTCGAGCGCCACGGCCGGCCAATCCATCCATCCACCATCGTATGGCGGTATCTCCAGGAGTTCCCCGAAGGCGAACCATTCGTACGCATGGAAGAACTCATTGTTGACGTACTTCGGTATGTCCCGGTACGCGACCCAGACGGGCGCCCCGGACGCATCCAATACTCCGCTCGGAATTTCCAGGTCTTCCCGACCGGGACGAACTCGAGCGAGGTGCTTGCCGTCCCGCCATAGACGGTAAGCGATTTTCAGTTTTTTTCTTCAACCTTCTTCTCGAGCGCGACCCTGAATTCGTCGGCGAGCTCGGTGATAAGGCCATCGAATTGGACGGGTGCTTCCCATAACGTCTTCGCGTCGGAGATGGTCTTCTTTTCCCCGTCGATTGTGTATGCAAGACCATCGATGCGGATGATCATGGTATCAACAATGGCCTTGCGGTCATTCGGGACAACCGTCTCGCCGCCTTCAACGCGGCCTTCGGAGTCATAATGGAAACGGAGTTCCGGATGACTTATCAGCCGGTTCTTCATGGTCGGGGTAGGATTCTTGTATGTCACCGTGAATCGTTCCGATTCCGGGGCTTCGCGGTTGCCGTTGAACTTCGGGGTGTAGGTCATCCTGGAAGAGAAGTCGAGTTCCATGCTGTTTCCTTTCTGACGTAAGCCGGCCGTTCCTGTTCACGGCCGGCCATGATGGTTATGCCGTTATGACCCGCTCGTAGTAGACCGGATCGTTGCCGGTGAACCTGAACTTGGAGGAATACTCCTGCTTGGCTCCGGAGTCGGCTCCAAGGTTGACACCGAACAGTTCGATCTGCGCGAACATGAAGGCGTAGACTTCACCCGCGTAGGTCGTATTCCTGATGACGCCCCTGATGTAGATGGGCCTTGAATTGACCTGGCTGACCGTGATGGCGCCAAGTTCATCGCGGTGGACTACTTTGAGGAACTGGTTGAGGAGTCCGCCCGACTCTCCGGTGACGCCGACGGTGAAGATGCCGGCGAGCGTGCCTTCCGCGTCTGCCTTGCCCTTGCGGTATTTCTTGACCTTGTGCCGCAGGAGCGTCGTGTCTACCTCGCTCGCGGAGAAGGACGCCTTCCAGGACGAGGCATCCATGAATTCCGTTCCGGTCGCGAGTTTGCACTTGTCGCCTATCGCCGGTACTTCATCGCCGTCCGACGGGAAGAGGTCTCCCACATCGAGCGCTCCGAAGATGCTCGCGGCAGCCGCTTTGGCCGTGACTATCCATTCGCCCTTGCCCGCGCCAGACGCCGCAAGCCCGCCTGCCAGAATGTCTAGGGTCTTGACCGCGTCGCCGACCACTTCGGCCCCGAACTCGAGCGCTTCTATGGTAGCGTCGTCTCCGATCAGGGTGATGACTTCTTTTTCAGCCATGTCTTATTCCTTCCTTTCTCGCCGGCCGCGCGGAGCGGCTTGTGCTGTGATCGATTCGTCGGAGGCCGTTCCTTCTGGTGCGTCCGACGCATGTTCCATGTAGAGCTGTTCTTCCGGCGCCTCATGGCTCGCCACGGGTGCGATGTGCGCTATGTCTATCCGCGATTCGAGCCCGAGCAGCGCGCTGGACCACACGACGTGATCGAGTCGCTTGCGCCCGTTCTCCCTGACGTAGCCCTGCCGTACGACGGCGTCGGGCGCGGCCTGGATCAGCCGCAGGGTCTTCTGTTCATTCATCGATTCGTTCCTTACCTGATTGCGGGCTGGGTAATGGTGACCAGGTACTCGACCCGTACCCAGGCGACCTTGTCGTTGTCGGGATCTTCGAGCAGGCCGTCGTCATCATGCGGTTTTATCTCCAGGCGGAGATTGGGTATGGGTTTGCCGTCCTGGGCTTCAAGCCGGTCAGCTCCGACCGCGTACCGGGCCAAAGCCTCGCACGCGTCTACGGCGTTTTTTAGCGCGGTATGGCTCTCGACTCGCGACTCGATGGATACGGCCACCTGGACAACGGTTCCTGATACCGGTCTGCGGTCCGTGAACAGATCCCTGCTGGTCGACACTTTGCGGGCGGCGACCTTCACGCAGAGCCCCGGCTCCTTGATCGCGAGCGGGAGCAGCAAGGCCTTGAGTCCCGTATGCCGCCCGATCTGCGCGACGAGGAGCTGGACCTGGTTCCACGCACTGAGACCGCTCATCCAAACACCCTCCTCCGTACGGCCGTCTCGATGACGCGTACCGACGCTTCAGGCAGACGCATGAACGGACGGGCTGGTATCTTCACGCTCCGCTTCAGGACAAAAAGCGCGCGGATCCGGCCAGTCTTGCCCTTCTGGACGAGGATGCAACCCTTGGCCACCCAGACCTTGTAACCGTCAGCCTCCATGGCGTCGAGACATGCCCGCGGTGTTGCTCCGTACGTCCGCATGAATCGACGCGTCTCGGCGCCGAGCGGAATGGCCAGATAGCGCGAAGTCTTTGGCGTGATCGTTCCGCCGTTGTGGAGGATCACGGCCGCCACATGGTTCGTGCCGATGATGGCCCGCTCGCCCTGGACGGTATGCGTAATGGAAGACAGCAGCTTCCCCGAATCTCGAAGCGGCTTGTTGTTGCCCTTCACGGCCTGCGTAAGCGGTGCGTTGGGAGCCCACGAACTTTGCTCAATGTTCTTCTGTACGAGGCTGGTTCCCAGGGCACCTACGTAATCAAGGAGGCTCGGGTCACGGAGGCGGCGTTCGAGGGCGTCCAGGATCTGGATGGTCACGGGTACGTCCTCCTGGCGGGCACGGTGATGGCTCCGACGGCTGGCTTGTCGGCCGTGGGGTTGGCAGCTTCGGGATAGTCGCCGAGGCTCGACACGATCAGGTCCTTGGCCTTGATCCGGTATTCACGGCCGGCTTCTTCGTTGCCGAGCGCCATGTGTAGCTCGTACACGGTGAAGAGAAGGGCGACTTCGCGGGCCACCGGCTGGTCGAGGTCGAGCGCCTGCCCGAGCCGGCCAAAGATGGCCGATACATGGATGACGGCCCGCTCCGACGCACGGACAACAGACTCATCCGCGCCATCGGAAAGCTGGTCATAAAGCTGCACCGAAAGGCGGGAGCGGACTTCGTCCGGCGATATTGGAACACCTGATACCATCGGGAAAATGGAACTGGAGCTGACAACAGCCGTTCCCTTTTGTTCCAGAAGATCGTCGAAGTCGGTCATGGGCATGATGTGTTCTCCCGTCTTTCGGCCAAGGTCAGGTTACAGACGCGGCGGACCGATTCTTTATCGCAGGCTTTCGCGGTTTCTTCTGAACGCCGGAGATTGCGGGTTTTGCTTCCGGAGTCTTTGCCGCTGATCTGCCTTGCTTTGCTGGGGCACGTGTATTTGGCAAGAACCCGGACAATGAATCGGGGTGGGTGATTCTGAACGCCAGGCCAAGCATCGTCGCAATCAGGAATGTGAACCCGACACCTATGGTGGTAGTCTGCGACTTGACCGCATCGACGAGCGGAGCGACATCCGCGCTCACGGCCACGGGTATTGCCGTGGCGATCCCATCGCTGGCCATGAGTGGCATCGACAACGTGGCGAGAATGATCAGGACCAGGACGGTAATCTTTTTCATGGTATTCGTCTCCTTCTTTCAAGAAGGCGGCTGGCCCATCCAGCCGCCTTGTATTGCGGTGATGTGTATGGCACCAGACTACGCGAGTACCTGAGCCTTGACGATGCCGGCCACGTTGACGACGGGAAGCGGCTTGGACTCGCCGATGACCTTGACGCCCGATGGGTCCTTGAGGTTCTCGTACGTGGCGAAGAACGGAAGGGCCTGCTGGCCGGCGTCCATGGAGTCGAGCGCGGCATACAGCATCTTGTGGCCGGCCTGCTTGTCGACGACGAGCAGATGCTTGGCGGGTATCGCAGGAACCGGGGCCTTGGTGGTGAGGTTGGTATACGACGCGCCGAAAAGCTGGATCGTGAACCCGCCTCCAATGGAGATGCCCGAGGCCGTTGCCTGGGCGACTGACGCGTTGGCCTGGGCTCCGGCGAGGTCGCAGAGCACTGAGAACACATCGAACCCGGCAAAAATGGCAACGTCGTTGCCGTCGACCTTCTTCTTGAGCACGTCGAGAATCTCCGAGATGGCCTTTATGACGGTGGAGATCTTGGCACCAACGGCATCGAACTTCGTGGTTACCTTGGCCGAGGCGTCACCGATCGTGCCGTAATCGACGACGTACGGGACGAGGTTGCCGCCGCCTTCCCGCATGTAGTAGTTGATCTTGCCGGTGAGCGCCTGGATGGCCAGGGCTTCGGCGGTCGCCCTGCATCCCCTGCGCAGGCGATCGATGATGTTGTCGATCTCCTGCTGGACGCTCGACGAGTTGAGCGATCGCAGGTTGTTGAGGTCCGCCCCGGACAGGAACTCCGATGGATTTACCGGCTGGGGTTCAATGAGGGTGACAGCGCCATCAGTCGCCGACATGGGGTACGACTGGGACCCGCGGCGGACAACCGGCAGGTTGCCAGGGTTGAGACCAAGATCCCTGGTGCCAACGACCGGGCGCGGAATGTTGCGGCGGTCAGAGAACAAAAGGTCCATGACCGGAGTCTTGAGTTCCGGCAGCCGCGAAAGTGAGTTGACGATCGCGTCTACGGTAAAGAATTTCCTGAGGTCCAGTTCCATGATTTTACGGCTCCTTAAACCGCGAAGATGCCGCGGGCCTCGAGGGCCGCGATGTCGGCGTCACTGGCGGCGTCAGCGCCGGTGAGCAAGAGGTCCCGATTGACGGTGCCGTGCTTGATGACGAGCGCGGTGTCGCTCTCGGCGGTGTCGCAGGCGTTGATATTGACACCGACAGCTTGGGCCAACGCGGTGTGGGCAATGACCTTGCCTCCGGCGTCGAGTGCCACAAGCTGACCATCGGCGATGATGCCGGAGGCGGCGAGAACTTCCATGCTCACCACGATCGGCGGGTGTGCGGCGCTGACCACGCGGGAAGGCGCGGTATCGATGGTTCCTATTACGGCGTTCATGTGCCCTCCTTAGTACTTGTTGGCGATCTTCGACGCGTCAAGCGGCTTGTCGGGTTCTGCCTGGTCGCCGAAATCCTGGCGGCCTTCCGCAACAGGTTTTGGAATGGATTCGAGCACTCGGCGCAGGACCTCGATGCTCGACACTTTCTCTTTGGATCCATCTTCATCGGAGAGCTCGATGGTTTCGGCCCCTCCGAGGCGATCGGCAAGTTCCAGAACGAGGCCATGCTTTGCCTTGGGGATCCTGCCTTCCATCGCTGCCTTGATGCCTTCCTTGGCAACCGCGAGCCCTGACGCCCTGAGGTCGGCGAGTTCCTTCTTGAGGTTGTCGTTCTCCTCTTTCACTTCCACATCTTCCTCCTTGCCGGCCGTGCCGGCGACATGCTTGATCCGGTCGGCGAATGTCTGCATCTGATCCCTGAGCGCCGCCGGGATGGTCGCGCCACCAATAATCATCTCGGTAGCCAGAGAGGTGAGTTCCGAGAGCGCCTTCACCGTCTCCTCGAGCGGCCAGGCGGCACGGCCCTTGTCGGCGATGCGTTGTATTGCCACGGCGATATCATCGGATGCCGGTGCTGGAGCCGGTTGCGCATCCGCGAAACAGTCGAAGCTCTTCTCGTCACTGAAGTTCAGAACCCCGAGGTCGGCGAACATCTTGAGGTCGCGGATCTTGGGTGGTACGGCGCCAAGGAACGCCACGTGATGGAGGTAGCGCTTGCGATCCGATGCGCGGCGCGGCAGGCCGACGGAGATGTGGTCATAGAACTTCTCGTCGACTGCGTCAGCCAGTACGTCGTTGATATCGAGTTCCCCGGACAGGCTGTTGCCGTCGGCAGATAATTCGATTTTCTTGACGTCGCCAAACTTCGGCATCCAGTCAGCCAGCTCATGCCCGAGGGTGATCGGGCTTACGCCGTCAAAGGTCTCAGCGACTTCGGCGAGATCCTGCCTGGTGACCAGGACACCGCTGCCGTCCTGTCCGAACATCCCGACGTGTGCCAGTTCGCGCTTGATGGTCTTCATGAGGACGATGATACGATTGTGAGGGTGGCTACGCTCTAAAGTGGATATGAGAAAGAGCGGCTCCTGGCAGGGTTACCAAGGAGCCGAATCATAGTGTGCGGGTGGAGTTATTTTGCAGGAGCGTTGAACAGGCTAGTTGTATTTAAGGAGATCATTCTTGATATAGTACGTCGCCCCACTGGATTTGAGTAATGATTCCGCAGCATGCAAGAACTTGGTCCAGTCAACTGTGTCTTCGACAGCCTTCATGTGGTTGAGTTTTCCTATTTTCCAGAGTTTAACGTACTTGCTATACTTTTCTATCAAGGCTAGTGCCTCATCGGGATCTATCACAGGTTCAAGGCTTACCCAAGTGCAGATGCCTTTTTCAAAAGCCTCTGTCAACGTCTTCAATCGGTCCTGTATGGGAGCAGCAAACGGCTCCCATGCTTTGCGTTTCTCGTCATCCATGAAACTGATCGTCAGACCAAGCTCGGTACCGATGTCTGCCATTAGATCCAGGTCTTCGCCAATTATCCCATTGGATCCCTTGGTCAGTATCTTGCTCTTGAGCTTGTATTTCCCGACGATTTCCAGTGCCTGGCGGGTGAGCCTCTCCTTCTGTTCTATCGGCTGATAAGGATCAGTAAGAAAACAGAACAGGATCGGTCGCAGATCACCTTGGAGCTTTTTGGCGTCCAGTTCAAACTGAGCTATGACATTATTCCTGGGAGCGACAGAACCATGCCATTTCTCTTTTGTAGTCCGCATACACGCTGGCGCATAGCAATACGTGCACCCGTTATACAGATTGCAGGCGAGGTCTGAATACTCGCGGGCGCGGCCTTTTGGTTCGTAGATAACTCTCATATAAGCCCCTTGGCTTCGTAGAGTATAGGCCTTTCTTCAGGCTTGTTCCATAACGGCCGATTTTGCCAAAACACGCCAAGAAGGCCCCTGCTCGGCAAAAAACGTGAAAAGGTACGGGCAACACAGGTATGATGCGGCCTTGCCGTTAGAATTTCGTTCGAATTGGGGTAATGGGCCTGTTGTCCGGGTGAAAAAACGCCCCGCTGTAGTGCGGGGCGTGGTTTCCGTGATCGGCGGCCTATTTGGACCGCGGTTGGGGTGAGCCTGGGTTCTCTTTCCGTCCCCTCGCGACCGGAACCGATACCTGAGGCGGGAAGCGTTGACTGAGCATTTTTTTATTTGTCTTCTCGCCTTCCTCGGCGATAGCACTGACAGCAGCTTCCTGTTCTTTGGTCATGGTCGCAACCTCCTCTGCAGCTCATTGGCGATCCTCATGGACAGCGATCTTGGTCTCTCCGAGCTTTGATATTCAGACCATGCTTCCGCGATGAATTCCTTTTTGTTTTCAGCAGCATACCAAGAAAGCCCGTCAGCGACGCCCTCGCTCCCGAGAGCGGTATACAACGAGTCTATTTCATGAGTATTGGATAGTCCAGTCAACCAGTCAAGTAGATGTCCAACTTCATGATGAAGGCTGGATTCCACCGTTGCGGTGCCCTTTGGTTTCCATCCCGCGGAAACGTCATATTCACGGTGCTGCTTGAACAGGTCCCAGTCACTCCCCACGCTCTTGTTTACGGATATGCCGGTAATCTGATCGGTCCACGTAAACTCCGCGATCGTTCCACTGGCGGGACGCCAACTCCTGATATCCCGCCCCGCGAATTTTTTGGCCAATGCCTGGGCGGTGACTGCATCAATATTCCTCTCAATAAAAGCCTGTTCATATCGCTGTTCCAATATCGCCTTCAGGCGATTGTTCCGTTCTTGTATCGTCCCAAAGAATTGCATTCCTTTCCGAGCTTCTGGATATTCTTCAAGAGTCTCCGCCCAAGCATACGTCCAATCCTGAACAACACGAAGGTCGCAGCCCTTGAAGGACACATCATCGGCAAGGTCGTTCTTGAGTATGTATGCTTCGGCTTCCTTCACGGTTTTGAATTGTGGCACCCCTGCATTCATGGCGACCTGAGCTGCGGGCGTGACAACTGACACTTTCGGTGCCACCGCGGCAAGCGCGTAATCCTTGATTCCAGCCGCCCTCGCGAACTTTTCGATTTCCGAGCGCAGGCCATACTTCTCGGCCCGCTCCACCATGCCCGGGGTCATCCTGTAGAAGCTGCCCGTCTCGATGGGGTTGCCGCCAAAGCCAGTGGCTGCATCGCTGGGTGGAGTGACATCGCCTGGGGTTGGCGACCATGTACCATTCTCCCGCATTGCGTCGACCTCTTCCGCGAATACCGCGCGGACAGTGGATCGGCAGTTGAAGTGAAGAGGGGGCCAGTTGGACTGCCAGAACGGATGGCTGGACGGGAGAATGGTGCCGGAACGCTCCTGACAGATACTGGTCTGCCTGCTGTCCTCAATGCCAACAAATTCAAGGTACGGAGGATTGAGTCGCATGACTTCGGCGGCGCGTCCGGCGTTGTACGCGGTCTGGACGTTGGTGCGGTATACCGTCTCCCAGTACCAGGGCGAGTCGCCAAGTCCGGCGGCCGACTCTGCCTTGGCGGCGGTCCAGAACTCGGAGAACGGCGTGCCCTTGTCGATTGCAGCAACAGCCATGCGCCTGACGCGGTCGACAGCGTCAGGCGTGGACAGCGCGGCCGTCGTGAAGGCACGGAAGCGAAGCTTGGGTTCGAGGTCGGTCCACTCGTCCTTGGTCAGCGGCACGCGGGCGCGGAGGAAGGCGGCCGCATCATCGAAGGGTATGGCCTCCGGTTCGTCTGCCAGTTCAAGGCGCGTTGACAGATGGTCGGAGCCAAGGAGGTACGAGACGAAGAGGAGCCGCTCGGTCTCGACGGCGAGATCGGCCGAAGGGTCCGGAGCGTGGATGCTTTCAATGGTGTCTTTTGTCGGGCCTCCGGCTGCGTCGACAGCGGCCATCCACGCAGCGATCGGCTCGCACAGGAGCGGGACGATGCGCGCTCCAGCTGCGGCCGCGATGTCGTCGAGTTCCCTGGCATTGTCGAGTTCCGACGCTAGTGCCTGTGCCCGAGGATCACGAGCTGTTGGCGCTTTTTTTTTACACTGTCAGCGAAGAGCGCCGATGGAGTGGAAGAAGCCTGTACAAACGCGTCATCGGTGCCCGCTGGTTCGGGCAGGCCATAGCGGTCATAGAGGGCGGAGCGCGATACCGGAACGCCACGATCGATGGCGTCGCGGACAGTATCCCAGCTGGCGTAATCGGAGAGGTCGAAGACGACGCGCGGGGCGGTCTCGCCGGGGCCGACGTTCAGTTCGACGATCCAGTCGAGCACCTGCTGCAATACAGGCTGGAGCTCGCGGGCGTTGTCCTTCATGGTCTGGAGGAAGGTATCCTCGTGTACCTCCGCCTGGGCGCGCGTCCCGTTCTGGGCCTCCTGTACGGCGAGGCTCTGCGACACGATGCCATAGGCTATCTGCGTATCACACCAGTCCATGAGGGTTCTGAACTCTGACAGAGCACCGGAGACTTCGAGAGCCTTCACGTCCTTTATGTTCGCCAGCGCGGCGCCTGATCCTGACTGTACAGAAGAGAGCATCGAGGACAGCTCGACGGCGCGCTCGCGGATCTGATCATCGGATCCAGACGACTCGAAGAGCGCGAGGATGGACGGGACCGCGAACTTCTCGGCAGCCATGAGCCAGAACTCGAGACCCGCTTTCTTGAACTTCCAGGGCCAATAACACGACTTGAGAACGCTTGTACCATAGGGGTTCTCAGCGTCCTTGTCATGGCGCCAGACGAGCCATTTGTATGCCTGGGCATAGAGGTCGATGAGTTCTCCTGAAAGCAGGTACTTGAGGCGGCCATCGACATCAAAGCGGAAGCGCTCCGGCTTGCGCGCGACGGCATCAATCGGGCGCCAGTACCCATCGTTTTTCCATACGACCTCGACGGCGGCGTAGCCGTAATCCATGCCGCCGGATACGAGCCTCTTGGCGGCTCCATACAGCGAGAAATCAGCCATCGCTTCCTTGACCAGATTCATGACCGCATCGGTGGCGTCGCCCTGCTCCAGCTGTATGGGGTAATTGAGCACGGCGGCCTTGGCGACACGGAGGAGGCTCTTGATCCTGGAATCGGTCTTCATCTCCCGGTAGATGCTGATCGCTTCACCGGCGTTGGTCAGGACTTCGTCCGGGTTGGGGAAGTACCCGAGGAAAGCCGACAGCTCATCGGGCTTGATGACGCGCGCGGTCAGGACGGCCGCGTCCGGCTTGACGGTCCGTGACGCGTCTGCGAGCTGAATCGACCGGCTGGTTCGATGTTTCCTGCTCATCGTTTGAATCCTCTCATGATGGTCTTGACGGTGCGGCGCAGGCCGAACTGCTCGAAGGGGACGATGGTCGGCTTGCCTTCGCCCTTGCCGCCCTGGACTTCCTCGAAGGCATACCAGAGCGCGTCGGCCTCGTCGTCGTAGGCTGACTTGGGGCCGTCGGGCGTGAACATGGAGAGCTGCTCGACGAGCTCCTTCTGGTCTGATCGGAACCGGATGAACCCGGCCTCGATAAGGGGCGCCATCTTCTTTATCCGCTGCACCTTGGACAGTCCGCCGGTCTTGCGGCCGACGATTGGCAGCCAGACTTTGCGGACCGCAGCCTTCTCCACCAGGTTGTTCTTGTAAATACCCTGGAATGCCACATCCTCGAAGCCGATCGAGGCATGCTTCCAGACAAGGTATGTGTCGATGATCCGTTCCAGGAATCCAGCCTCCGCAAGGCGTTCACCCCACGTATCGAGGACATACAGGACTCCGTTGTTGCCATCGCCAAGGGTATCGAACGCGCACTTGTCGTGGACTCCTGTTGCTGGATCGATTCCGCCAAACTTGCGCATCGTCGAGACGTTCACATCGCGGAGCTCGTAGTAGGTGAACTTCTTGATGATCGCGTCTTCGCTGGACAGCGGCTCGTTCATGAACTCGGTCGACCAGGCGGCTGAACCGGATTCGTCTTCTTTCTTCTGCAGTTTTTCTTCGGTCCAGTACGCCGGCCACAGCGAGGCACCGGACGGGGTGCGCGCGGCGAAGCGGAATCCGACCCAGCCTGAGAGCTGCCCATCGGTCAGTTCCTTCAAGAGCCTGCAGACGATATCGTCTTCGTGGAAGATCGTGTTGATAAGAATGGGAAAGAGATCCTTCCCGAGGGGCAGCACGACGCGCTTGAACCACCGGTAGCGCTTGTCGCGCTGCACCTTGGACGCGGCGATCTCGTCGGTCATGATGTCGTCGCAGATGGCCACGTCCGGCCGGTTCGGGCCGTTCTTGATGCCTCTGGTCGACGCACCGGCGCCGCGCGCCACGATGGCAGTGCCGTTGGCCAGCGTTATCTTGTCAGCCTTCCAGATCTTGCCCTTCATCTCGCCGAAGTCGGAAAAGAGTCGCTCATTCTGCGCGATCTCGTCCTTGATCGATTCAAGGTTTTCGGCTGCCTGCCGTTGGCTGGAAGCGAATAGAATAGGGAAATTCCGCTTCCTGTAAAACGTGACCCAAATTGGAAACGCCAGGCTGAAGCGTGTTGATTTGGAGAACCCGCGCGGCTCCACGTCGATGATGCCGGCGACAGCGCCGCTCGGCACCATGTAGCGGTGGTACTTCTCCTTGATGAGGGGCGACAGGGCCGCGATGTGCTCCTGACCGAGTCGGCCCGTGGAAACGATATCCATGAGCACGCGGTGGTACGGCGCGGGTTCGGCTCCGAAATAGTGCGGGAAGTATGTCTGGCAGAAGAGAAAGAAGTCATCTTCGCAAAGATCACGTCTGGCCTTCCGCGCGGCGTCGGCCGCGATGGATTCCCTGTCTCCGACAAGTTCGGCGACGATTGAAAGGCTCATCGATCCTCCGGACTGAGTCCCGACACGCGGACGGCGAGTCGGTCTGCAAGATCAGGATCCGATGCAAGTTCGACCTTGAGCGCGTCGATGACGGCACGCTTGGCGGCCTCGAAGCCTGTCTGGTATTTGAGCCGGACCCCCGCGAGCTTGGCCTGGGCATTGGCGAGTCGTCCTGCCGCAAGGACAGTCTCGCCAGGATCATCGAAGGACAGCTCGTCGAGCGCCGCAGTCTCCCTCAACAGGAGTCCGCCCAGCCGCGTGACGACGGCCTCGGCCACGTCCGTATTTGGATTGGCCCTGACTACGTCGATCATCACGCGGGCTTCCTCGATGGTCTTGAGCAGTTCACCAGCAAGTTCCTTCGACGACTTGAGCGATCGCCTGACGGCTTCCCTGCTGATGTCATAGCCGTCGCCCTTGAGCTGGAAGGCGATCTCCTTGATCGTCAGTTTGTCGCGGGTATACAGCTCGAGGATACGGTCGACGACATCGTACAGATCAGCCTTGGAGCGACGGCCCATCGCGCTACCTCCCCTCGGGGATGATGGTCACAGCAGGATCAACCGTCGTGCCATCAATCAGGTCGATGCCTGAAGGAGCGATCTTGTACAGGCGTATCTTCTCGGCCGACCTGTATGGATGCGGCACCTCGGTAAGCCTGGCATAGCCCTTGTCGGCGAGGTAGCTGACCGCCTCCACAATGTCGTCATAGTCGTGGTATTCATAGAAGATTCCGACAATCGTGCGTTCGTCGGCGCCCTCGGGATAGACATCGCGGAGGAACTCGAGGATCTTGCCGCGCAGCATTATTGGCTTCATTTCTTCTCCTTGAAAATGTTGATTATGAGGTCCGACAGGCGGTTGATCTCTGCCCTCCATCCAGAAAATTCCTTGTAGTGCTCATCACGCGGGAGATAGTCACGCTCTACGTACGACACCCGGTTCGCAAGGGCTTCGATGCGCTTGTCAGCGCTGGCAAAGCGCTCTTCGAAACGGTCTTCCATGGCGTTCATCTGCGAGGTTATGGCTGCCTTGAGCTTCTCCGCCCTGGCTTCATCACTGGCCGTGCGCTCCTCGTCCTTCCTGTTGTTTTCGTCAAGTTTCCTGAGTATCCATCCCAGGAGCGCGGCGACAACCAGGAGTACTGGACCGGTCCCATAGGACGACAGCTTGGCAAGCAGTGCTTCCATGTTCTACCTCGCCATCACGGAGGCAAGGAATCCAATGCCAAGGCCACCGGCAACCGATACCGGGATGCACCACCAGGACAAACGTGGACGAGACAATTCGGTGATGGCCCTGGCCTTCCAGTTCTCGGCGAGAGATTTCCAATATGCGGCGTCCGGGGCCGAAACAAGAAGTCCGGCTTTATAGCCTTTAGCGTATGCCTCGGCAATCGAGATGACGGCTTCGTCCTCCGAGGCGGCGAGCAGTTCAATCACGATTATTCCCTGATACGATGCCGATGGATCGATCCCGTAATCGCTTCCTGAATCGTTCGGTAATGGAGTCGACATCTGCGCGGCGAGCGGCTGGATCAGGATCAAGAGCAACAAGGGCAGGAGCGGGAATGGCTTGAATCTGTTCATGGGTAGTCTCCTTGACGGTTCCGGCTGCGGCCTCAGCCGCGCGCTCTCTGGCGTCGAAATCGTGGCGGCCTTTGTTGGCAATGACGGCGGCGGCGCAGAAGGCGCCCATGAATACCAGGAGCAGGATGATGATGAACGTGCTCATGCCGCGCCGCCCTGGTTCCGGGCAAAGATCTTCTCAAGCCAGATCGAAACATCGATGGGTGCGAAGATCAGGACGACGAAGGCAGCCGCCTTGATGATGTCGTCCATGGAGAGGGCGAGGCCAGGATACACGGCCTTGAGGCCGAGCCCGCCAAGTACGATGATGGCGCCCAGTGCCTTGGCTCCGAGCGATAGCGGTTTTCCTTTGAGCTCCATGTTTCTCTTCTCCTTAGATGATGCCGGTGCGGGTGAACAGGTGAGCCCACTTGCGGCCGGCACTGTAGTACTCACGGGTGTAGTGGTCGAACTCCGCCACGGAGAGCGATACGTCATCGCCGGATACATCACGGTAGCCCGAGTGGACATCGCCCCACGGGTCATCGATGATGATCCGGGAGACAGCCGCGAGGTCTACGCGGTCAGGAGACTTCGCCATCGACGGGCCCGGCCCGGAGCATTCGAAGCCCACCAGGGTCACCATGTGGCCCTCTTTGGTGAACCGGCCTGAAACCACGCTGGCAGACTGGTGTGCTGATATCCGGAAGAGCAGCTCCTGGGTGGAAGCGCGGGTTGTGAACGTGGTACACCGCTTCTTTACCAGGAGTTCGTTGATGGCCCACGACAGGATCTCGTGTACCTCGCGCGGATGTATCTTCGCACGGGTGGCCCACGGAAATTCCTGATCCCGTTTGGCGAAGGCGGCGGGAGTATCAAGCAGGCTTGCCAGATAGTCTTCCGGCTGCATGCCCTCGGGGCTCTCAAACTGGATGCCTGTAGCCTTGAGTGCCATGATCATGGATGTGACGTTGCATGTCCGAGTCGGTTCTATGGCGTTGTTGCGTTGGGTATGATAGTCGTTTTCAAGTTTATAGAGCATGCTCTCGCCTCCATCGCGTTCATCCTACGCGCGCCGAGGCGGGCCATGCTCTAAACCGGATATGACAGGCCTTCTATTGAAGGAAGAAGAGATCTCCCTGCAGAACTTCAGCTTCCATCGATCGGATGTCTGCCAGCGCTGCTGCCAGCGATTCGTGAAGTTCGGCGCAGCGCTCATCGATGCAGGCAGCCTTGACGTTCAGCTGGAAGATCGTGCGCCGCAGGTCATCAAGTTCAAGTCCGATGCGCACCGCTGTCGGCTGGATGGTGCTATGTTCGATCATGCCGCGCCTTCGGAGAATGGAAACTCAAGCTGGACTACTGGTTTCCAGCGGCATCCAGATACGACAGGAAGTCGTCGCGGCTCGCGTTCCACGCTCCGTCCAGCTTGTACGCCTGAATGCGTCCGGCAGCTATCTCCCTCAAGACCGTCAAGCGGGAGACTTCCAGAAACGCGGCCATGTCCGTCACGTCCAGGATCGCGGGCAGCTCCCGCCTGAGCAGGGCATCCGTTTCTCTTTCTAACATACTCCTCCACTGAATCCATGTTGATCCTGAGGCTCCACCGGATCTTGAGCGCCTCTATCTGACAGAACCGGACGAGGTAGTACACGCGGGCCGGAGGGCATGCGCGGCGCTCGAGCTCCGCAATGCGCAGCGCTGCGCGCTTGACCGTGACGAGGTTCATGTCTGGCCCCTTCCGGTCGCCCGGTCAGGATCATACCCGGCCTTCCAGGCAATAGACCTCAGGGCGAGTATCAGCGCGCTCGCCGCCTTCTTCGTAAGGAACCGCATGTCATCAACGCCACCGATGCGCTTGAGCATGGCCCGGAGCGACCGCTCGTCGCGTGCGCGGCTGGCGAGCTCCCACAGGCCCTTGATGTAGTAGCGCTGGCGTTCTGTACAGAGGTTGTTCCGCTCTAAGTCGGCCACAGGAAGGCGCTTGCGCGCCGATGGCTTGAAGCGGAAGCCAAGCGCCTTGAACGCTGTCATCACGGCGTCAAACTGGGAGGCGGTCTCGATGCCTGAAGCCGAGCTGACTCCGGCCGACCCTTCAAGCAAGGCCCGGTATGCCGCCTCATCGAGAGCCAGGCCTTTACGGGCAACGTGTATGACCGCGATCCATCGCCTGCGGTCCTGGACTTGCATCGTGTCCATCGCGCCACTCCTTTTGGTGTCAGGGATCCGGGAGGAGTCGAACCTCCAGCCGTGTCAATTTTGGTACGCGCGGCGGCCAGTACCGGTCCCATGGATGGAGGTTCCCGCCAGTCGGGAACCTCCGGTTGATCGAATCATCCGGCCGGACGTCCAGAACGGCCGTAATGGTGTTCATACAAGAGCTGGATCACCTCTTTGCCGTACATAGAGCGCGAGTCGAAAGAGCATCCGTGGCAGGTACAGCCACTGGCCGGCCTGGACACGGGCGCGATCCATGGCATAGTCCGCCATGGCCTCGACGAGCGCCTGATGCTTGCGGCAATACGCTTGCGTCATGGGCTTGCAGTACACGATAGTTCTCCTTTCCTATGCCGCGATATCGAGGCTGACGAGGTCGTACTCGCCCCTCTCGTTGCGGCGGTACACGCGGATGTACTCCTTGGATTCGGTGACCATGACCGAATCGGAGATGGCATCCATGGCCCGAAGCCAGGTTGGATCCGTTATCTCGAGCCTGCGGAGGCCGAGCACCCGGTTGGTATTGATCTTTCCCTGCTTGTCCACGGCGAACGCGTCATCGACGAGAACCTTGAGTTCTCCGCGGGCACCGACCGTCCAGGACTTGATGCACTCGTCGATGAGCGCCTTGGCGGCCTGCAGCCGTTCATCGAAGGTTATGCGCTCGTCAATGGCAATCAGGACCCGGAACTCCCCGTCATAAGACGTGAGTGTAACGTTCCCCTTCCTGCCCCCGATTTTCACGCCGTATTGCTCCGCCGACAGTTCGATGAACGCACGGAGATCCTCAAGAGAATGCCGCTTGAAATCGCCAAGGATGCGCGATAGCTCAAGGCTCCTGCCGACAATCTCATGTACCAGCTGGTCCCTGGCGAGGTCGACCGGCTTTACGAGATCGATCGGAACCATCCGGCCCTTCGCGTCCTTCATGTATCCTTCCATGGTATCTCCTTCCTATGCGGCGTCCGGATCGTCCGGGGCCGTGATTACTACCTTGTCCCTGAGCGTCGTGCGCAGATTGAATAGCTCCGTCCTTGCCTTGCGGAGTGCCGCAAGAGCCTGTACCGGCGTTGCAAACCCCTCGTCTACGGCAGCCTGCACGCGGGTGATGCCCGCCTCGAGAACCGCGTATCCATCCGGTTCCATGGAGATTGTCTTCATACGACTTCCTTTCTTGGCCGACCGCGGCCGCGCTTTCCGGCTGTCTCTATGACCTCGTCGACAGGAACCGGCTGCGTACCTCGGAGTTTCCTGGCAGCGGTGGAGAAGCGCCGGTCCTCGGGTGGCTTGAGAAGCCCCTGCTCCTCAAGTTCCTCCACATGGGCGCAGTAGAGTTCTATCGCGGCCGCGATGTCCTTCTGTACCTGCACAAAGTTGGCGGCCACCGCGGGGATGGCGCCCATCATGGGCAGGTAGATCTCCGCGACCGGTACCGGGTACCCGTTCTCGCCGCGCAGGAGGTACACGCGGCCGTCCTTCTCGTTAGGGATTACGCGGTGCCGCATGAGCTTGACCCCAGAGATTGGCGGCT